ATATATTGGAACAGTCTTTAGTCAAAGAAGATTATGAAAGATCTAATGTTTGGAAGATTAATCCAGAGACTGCATCCAAACATCTTGCACCATATCCAAAGGAGTTGAGTGATAAGATTGTAAAATATTATTCTTATGTTGGTGACTTGGTTTTAGATCCTTTTATGGGATCTGGAACTACTGCTATTTCTTGTGTGGATAATGATAGACAATATCTTGGAGTAGAGTTGCATCAAGAATATGTTGATATGGCAGAAAATAGAATTGCCAAATTTAATCCTCTTGCTAAATTTTTATACAACTAAAAAATGAAGCATCACATACCTGACATCATTAAGAAAAACTGCTTTGATTGTTTCAAGAGTTTGAATGATGCTGAGAGAGCAGTTGTTTTACTTGGTGAGGATGAGTATCGTAAATCATTAGATCTTGATAATGATGATGCTCCCTGTTGGAAGATACCAAGTAAGGAATCCACAACATTTGTAGGTTGGAATCCTATGTGTATTCCAACAATGGATTACATAGTATGGAAACTAAAACGTCGTGAACAAATTGCGAAAGGAGAAATTTACTGATGGATTATAAGACTGCTGGTGTTGATATTATTAAAGGACGTTCTTTTGTAGAATATCTAAAGGTACTGGCACCTAAGATTGGTGGTTTTAGTGGAATGATGGAGATCCCATCAGGATATGAGAACCCTGTATTAGTATCTGGTGCTGATGGTGTTGGTACTAAAATGAATATCTGTAGGATTGCTGATGATTACAACACTATTGGTCAGGATCTTGTTGCTATGTGTGTCAATGATGTTATATGTTCTGGTGCTAAACCATTATATTTTTTAGACTATATCTCTGCCAAATCACTTGATAGTAATGTTAGTGATATTGTGTATGGAGTCAATATTGGTTGTGCTATGGCTGGAATGGAATTGATAGGTGGAGAAACTGCAGAGCATTATAGACAAAATGATTATGACCTTGCTGGATTTTGCACTGGTATTGTAGAGAAAAATGATATTGTTGATGGCAGTAATATCAGAGCAGGTGATGTAGTCATTGGTATTGAGAGTAGTGGTCTTCATAGTAATGGATACACTCTTGTCAATGATATGCTATCTAAAGATTTAATTTCCTATGAGGAGATGCCAGAACTGTTGAGACCAACCACCATCTATGCACGTCTAATCCAGCACCTGTTGGACGAAGTTCCTATTCTTGGTATGGCACACATTACTGGTGGAGGTATCCCTGAAAACCTTCCTAGGTGCCTTCCAAAGGGTCTGATTGTTGATGTTGATTATGAAGCATGGAATGTTTCAGAAATGTTTGAGACCATTCAACTTGCTGGTAATATTTCTGATGATGAGATGAGAAAGGTATTTAATATGGGTATTGGATTCTGCTTAGTTGTTCCAGCAGAAGTAGCACAACATACTAAAAGTCTTATTAGTGATACATCGTTTGGTATGAAGTCTTGGATTATTGGAGAAGTAAAGGGTGGATATTGATTCTCAAATTAAATTAGGTCATTTGCTTTTAAATGACAGAAAGTGTAGAACTTGTGGTGAAGTTAAAAATTTAATTGAAGGATTTTATAGAACAAGAAAAAATAGGGGAGCAGTTCCATCATCATATTCATATGAATGTAAAATGTGTACAATAAAAAGAATTGTAGAAAATAAAAAGAAAAAAGATTCTTTTTGTCACTGGACTTATCCTGATTGGTAAATAAGTTCACTCCATGTTTCCCCACTCAAATTTACAAAAAAACTAAATAATTTATAGTTAAAATCTGAGAATCGGAGAGAAATCACATGGCGACTCCTCAATTATCTCCAGGGGTACTGGTAAGAGAAATTGATCTTACAGCAGGCAGGGTCGAAGGAACTGTAGAAACTGTAGGAGCGATTGCTGGACCATTTCAATTGGGACCAGTAGAAGAAGTTACAAGAATTACCACATCTCAAGAGTTGCTATCAACTTTTGGATCACCACTATCCACAGATAGACAATATGAGTATTGGCTATCAGCATCTGAATACATGGGATATGGTGGTGTTCTATCAGTTGTAAGAACTGATGGATCAGCACTTAGAAATGCAAATAGGGGTGTAGGTATTGCTGCTACAACCACACTTAAAATTAAGAATTTTGATGATTATGAGCAAAACTATGAAACAGCAACAAACTATTATTACGCTGCAAGAAATCCTGGAGCATGGTCAAATAAGTTAAGAGTATGCTCTATTGATGGTCAGGCAGACCAAATCATTGGTGTAACAACAAATAGTCTTTCAGGTGTTGGTGTTACTGTTGGTTTTGGTGTAACAATTGGAATTAGCACTGATATTCCTGGAGATGGAACTACATCATCTTTCTCTGGATATCTTAAGGGTATTATTACAGGTGTAGCAACTGATTCAACAAACAGTGCATCTACATTTGATGTAAAAATTCTTGGAAGAGTAAGTACTGGTGGTAGTTTTGCACAAATTGATTATGAACCAAATAATGCTGGTGCTTCAATTAAAAACACTGGAACTATTACAATTGTTGGAAGTGGAACAAATGCTGTTCCTGTCAAATCAGCAACTGTTACATCAGTAAGTATTGCTGATTGGTATGATAATCAAACTTTAGGATTATCAAACTCAACTGTTTTCTGGAAGTCAATAGCACCTAGACCATCAACTTCAAATTTTGTATCAGCAAGAGGTGGAAGATTTGATACAATTCATGTTGCTATTGTAGATGATGCTGGAGTAGTAACTGGTGTTCAAGGAAATATTCTTGAGAAATTTAGTGGACTCTCAAAAGCAAAAGACTCATTATTTGATGCTCAGAATCCAGTAAAAAATTACTATAAGGATTACATTTCTCAGAATTCTGCTTATGTATTTGCTGGTGCAAATCCATCATCTGCTGTTGATACTGCCTCCAATGTTAATCCAGTAGCAACTGGATTCTCAACAAACTTTACAGCAAATACTAAAGGTGCTGGACTTTGGGGTTTAAATGCTACTAATGTAACATTCACTGGTCTTGGAGCATTAAGTTTAGAATTTGGTGGTGGAGTAGATTATTCTGCTAATAATGGTATGAATGCCACACTTGGTAATTTAAAAACTGCATATGATTTGTTCCGTAATAAGGATACAGCACCTGCAGATTTCATAATGATGGGTCCATCATGCAGTACAGAAATTGAATCACAAGCAAAAGCAAACCTTTGTATAGCAATTGCTAATCAAAGAAAAGACTGTATTGCTACCATTTCTCCACATAGAGCAAATGTTGTAAATGTAACAAATTCTGAAACTCAGACATCTAATGTTGTCAATTTCTTCTCTGCACTGACATCTTCTTCTTTTGCAGTCTTTGATTCTGGTTACAAGTATGTATTTGATAGATTTAATGATGTATTCAGATACCTTCCATGTAATCCTGATACAGCAGGTTTAATGGTAAGAACTGGTGTAACTGCATTCCCTTGGTTCTCACCTGCTGGACAGCAAAGAGGTTCTCTTAATAATGCAGTAAAACTTGCATACAATCCATCTAAGGATCAAAGAGATACAATTTATAGTGCCAGAGTTAATCCAATTATCAATCAAGGTAATGGAGCACTATTATTTGGAGATAAAACTGCATTATCATTTGCTTCAGCATTTGATAGAATCAATGTTAGAAGATTGTTCATTAGTGTTGAAGAAGCAATAGAATCTGCTGCTGAAGCATCTCTATTTGAAATTAATGATGCAGACACTAGAGAATCATTTGTTAACATTATTACTCCATTCTTGAGAGAAATTCAGACAAACAGAGGTATTGAAAACTTTAATGTTATCTGTGATGGTTCAAACAACACACCATCTGTTGTTGATAATAATGAATTTAAGGCTGATATTTTCATTCAACCTACTAGATCTATAAACTTTATTTCACTATCCTTTGTGGCAACAAGGGCTGGTATTAATTTTTCTGAGTCTGTTTAGTAACTAATTAAAAAGGAGAATCAAAGAACATGGCTACTACAAAAAGAACATCAAT